CAACTCAATCAAATCTTTGGAGGTGTGCGATGACTGATCATGCACCCCGCATGTTCGGGGAAGTATTTGCCGATGGACAATTTCGTGGTTCCTACAAGTTAGAGGACGTACCAAATCATGCCATTGTGATAGGTGACTATATGTTGTGGACGTTAGATGGTGAGGACATTGGTATTGGGTTTCGTCCCACAGGTGAGATGGGTATCTTTAAGGTGGCTGACTTTGAGCCGTACCTAAAAGCATTTTTTGGTTTGAACTTTTAAGGAGAAAGATTATGTTATATACAGGTGGTACAGCGTTCCCCGTTGGAACTGCAAGCGGGATGAGTTTGCGTGATTACTTTGCGGCAAAGGCTATGCAGTCTTATGTAGGTGATGAACCTTTTGGAGACGCTTGCACTTTTATGGGTAAAGATGTCAACGAAGAGATAGCCCGAGTTGCTTACCAAATTGCAGACGCAATGCTTGAAGCGCGGCAAAAGAAATGAAGCTCATAACACTGGACTTTGAAACGTACTACACCACTAAGGACTTGGGGTTCAAAACCCAAACGACTGAAGAGTATGTACGTGACCCACGGTTCGAGGTGGTCGGGGTGGCGGTCAAGGTTAACGATGAGCCTACACAATGGTGCAGTGATTCGTTGGATGAGATCGACCTTTGGCTACATCAATTCGATTGGAGCAACAGCATGGTGGTTGCACACAACGCGATGTTTGACATGGCGATATTGAACTGGCACTTTGATATTAGACCAAAAGCTATTGCTGACACACTGAGCATGGCACGTGCTATCAACGGCATTGAGGTAGGCAACAGTCTCAAGAAGTTGGCACTGCACTATGAACTAGGTGTGAAGGGTGAAGAGGTTCTACAGGCCGTTAACCTGCGGCGGCGTGACTTCACAGAGCAACAGCTTGCAAAGTATGGGGCGTACTGTAGAAATGACGTTGACCTGACCTACGACTTGTTTTTGACCCTGCTACCTATGTTTCAAAAGGTTGAGTTGAAGTTAGTTGACCTGACGATCCGTATGTTTACAGAGCCGACGCTCCGCCTAGATGAGTCACTCTTACAGCAACATCTTGTAGAGGTGAAAGAACGCAAGCGCGAGCTGCTCGATGAATGTGGAGCCAACATCGAAGACCTGATGTCTAATCAAAAGTTTGCTGAAGTCTTGCGAGGGTTAGGTGTTGAGCCGCCCATGAAGATCAGTCTGACTACGGGTAAGGAAGCGTTGGCTTTGGCTAAGTCTGATGAAGGGTTCAAGGCTTTGGCCGAGCACCCTGACGAACGTGTGCAGACACTTGTTGCGGCACGATTGGGTAACAAGACTACGTTGGAAGAGACACGTACTGAGCGTCTCATTGGGATTGCGGGAAGGGGAAAGATACCTGTTCCCCTCTCCTACTACGCCGCCCACACGGGGCGTTGGGGAGGGTCTGACAAGATCAATTTCCAAAACTTTCCCTCACGTGGCACAAACGCAGGGAAGCTAAAGAAGGCCATCCTTGCACCCGAGGGTTACGTGATCATCGACTGCGATTCTGCGCAGATCGAGGCGCGGGTACTTGCATGGTTCGCAGGGCAGAAAGATTTAGTGGAGGCATTTAGAAATGGCGAGGACGTATACAAGATCATGGCATCGGCTATCTACCGCAAGGAAAGAGAAGAGGTCACCCCGTCTGAAAGATTTGTTGGCAAAACCACCATTCTTGGAGCGGGTTATGGCATGGGCAGTGCGAAGTTCCAAACGCAACTCAAGACTTTCGGTGTGTCGGTCAGTACAGAGGAGTCTGCAAGGATTATCGCTACCTACCGTGAAACCTATCCTAGTATCCCCACCCTATGGAAGTCCGGTTCCACGGCGATTGATGCTATGAGTAAGAAGCGTACTGCTACATGGGGTAACGGGTGTATCAGTATTGGTGCAGAGGGAATCCTCATGCCCAACGGGTTGTATCAAAGATACCCAAATTTACGAAAAGTACGAGACAAAGATGGAAAAGACCAGTATATTTATGATTCACGCAAAGGCGCGGTGAAGCTATACGGCGGCAAGTTGACAGAGAACATTTGTCAGGGCTTGGCACGTTGCATCATTGGCGAACAGCTAATCAAGATCAGCAGGAAGTATCGTGTGGTACTCACTGTTCATGATGCTGTGGCGTGTGTGGCACCAAAAGAAGAAGCCGAAGAGGCGAAGGCATTTGTGATGGAGTGCATGCGGTTTGTACCCTCATGGGCACAAGGTATTCCATTGAACTGCGAGGCAGGGATAGGAGAGAGATATGGAGACTGTTAAAAGAAAACATGGCAGAATAAACAAAGGGACAAGCATCCCTTACGGTACTCTTGCGGATGCGAGTTATGAGTTGCATAAAGCGTATTACTACCACGGGTACAAAGAAGATTGGATGATGCCCGAAATTCCATGCCCACCGTATGAGCATCGTGAGTGTCATGACCCCGAAGAAGAAGTGTTCAAGAAAGAATTGGTTGAGCGTGTAGAAGAGGTGTTGGATACGTTGACCCCAAGAGCCAAGAAGGTAGTGTGCCTACGGTACGGCATTGGCCTGACAGACGACTACACACTAGAAGAAATTGGCACTAGGTTTGATGTAACACGTGAACGTATCAGGCAGATTGAAATGAAAGCTGTACGTGATTTAAAACATCCGGCGCGATCAATTAAATTTAGAGAAATGCTTGGTCAACATTTAGCTTCAGACAAGAGAGCGGGTAAAGAATTAGAAGCACAAGCGATACAAGTGCAGTGGGCAAAAGAACGTAACGCCGCACAACAAAGAGACGAGGCACGTGCACGATTCAAAGTTGATGAAAAACTGAGAGAAAAACTACGTGAACAAGAGTTGGAAAGGGTATACAAAGAAGACCTTAGATTACGTGCAAAGTGGGACGAGCTAAAACCGATGGTCTCTGATGTTCAATGGGTAGAACATTTGAAGACAGCAAACCCTGAGATGTATGCAGAGTTGAAGTATTTGGTTGGAGATATTTGGGGTACTAACGCAAAAATTGTTTGGGAAATGTATGCAGAAAAGGAGAAGAGATAATGACACCACAAGAAGTATTTTTAAATTTCATTGACAACCATCCACGGTTTTTTAAAAAGAAAAAGGAATGGTTTATTGAGAACTGGCATGTTGTAGAAGCGTTTGAAAAGGTTGCCCTAAGACTTATTTCAATGAACCGTGAACACTATTCAGCAAGAACCATTGTTGAAGTATTGGTGCACCAAAGCGCGGTCAAAGAAATAAACGGGGTATTCAAAATTGGAAACGATAACGCACCGGATTTGGCACGAGTGTTTGTTGTACTGCATCCGGAGCATGTGGACTTTTGGGAATACCGCAGACCCGATTGGCCTTCATTCAAAAAGATGTTTGACAAAGAGGAGACGGTATGAGAGACGATGACGATGACATTCAAGACTACGTAGCATCAGGTTGGCGTAAACAACAAATTCAAGAGAGGATTAGTATGAACGAAGAAGACTACCAAGCCGTGCGTAAAGTACTGCTTGACACACTGGAACAACTGGACGACAAGCGCAACGACACCATAGAAGAAGTTGCCCAAGCGATTGAACAGATGACAAGAGCATTTGGTGAAGACACCATTGCCAGTTTTGCGTCTTACATTAGGGGTATGAAAAATGATTAAGTACGACTACTACGATGAAGCGATCATTGGCCCTGCGCTTATATGGCGTGACCAACAACGTGTTGGCGTGTTGGTCTATGACGCTGAAAAGATCAGGGAGATTCTGATGCGCGATGGCATGGATGCCGAGGAAGCCCGTGAGTTTATCGAGTTCAATATCGAAGGCGGTTACTTAGGTATTGATACCCCTGTACTGGTATGGCCACAAGATGAATGGGATGGCGAAAATTATTAACAAGCCCGACAAGGGCGTAAAGGAGAAAAGATGGAAACAGTAAAAAAGTACAGTGACTCCAAGAGTTACAGGGACGCGCAGAGAGGCGTTCAGCACCAAGGCATTGAAGATGCCGCTCAAGATAGCATTAAGGCTATTGGGTTGCTTCTAGACTTTGATGATGGCCTCACCCCCACCACAGAGCAACGGCTCAGGGAAATTCTTAAGGCGCTTGTGGTGATCAGGCATAAAAACAGAGTGATCAAGGAGCATAACCCATGAAATACAACGCAGAACAAGTAGCCTTTATGTTGCATGAGGCGATAGACGAAAACCGTGAGTACAAGTCATGGCACTGTAGTACTCAGCACTTGATGACCCTTGTTGAGAGGGTCGTTGCCGAGGAGCGTGAGGCGATTGCCAAAATGGTAGAGCCGTGGCTTTTGCCTGAGTACGTGGAGAAAATTCGAGCAAGAGGAAACACCCAATGAACAAAGCACCCGCATGGAGTTACTCAAGCATCACATTGTTTGATCAGTGCCCAAAGAAGTATTACCACATGCGTGTGGTGAAAGATATCAAAGAGCCTGAGAGTGAAGCAATGCTGTATGGCACTGCGGTACACACTGCCGCAGAAGAGTACGTGCGGGATGGCACACCGATCCCCGAGCAATACAAATACATGGAACCCATGCTTGAGAAGCTGATGAAGATTGACGGTGAAAAGATTTGTGAGTTGAAGATGGGCATCAAGAAAGTGGATGGTAAGTTCGCACCTTGTGGCTTCTTTGACAAAGATGTTTGGTACAGAGGCATAGCCGACCTACTGATCATCGACAGTAAGAAGAAAGAAGCCCGAGTCATTGACTACAAGACGGGCAAGAGCAGTCGCTACGCAGACCCAAAACAACTGGCACTGATGGCGGCGTGTGTGTTTGTGCATTACCCTGAGATTGAGTTCGTTCGGGCAGGGTTATTGTTCGTAGTCTGCAAGGACTTTATACCCGTGGATTTTCCTATCCACAACAAGTTTGACATCTTTGCCAAGCTAGACAGCGTACTTGTTTCACGTGAAACAGCGTATGAAACTGGAGTGTTTAATCCCAAGAAAAACTTCACTTGCAAAGCATGGTGTCCTGTATCAGAATGTAGCCATAACGGAAGGAATTGACATGCCCTACAAGAACCCCGCTGACCGTAACGTCAAGCGCGAATACGATTTAGAGAAGCAACGAGCCGGTGCACACGAAGCGCGAATGGAGCGACAACGTGCACGGCGTAAGCTAGATAAAGAAGGTAAAGATGCCAACGGCAACGGCAAGGCTGACATGCGTGAAGGCAAAGATGTTGCCCACATGAAAGCCCTGTCCAAGGGCGGTAGTAACAAGAACGGTGTGCGTGTTGAGAGCGCATCGGCCAACAGATCATTCAAGCGCGGATCGAACCACAAGGTGGTGTCTGAAGTAAGTGCACGAGAGCGCAAGAAAAAATAGGTTTCGGAAATATCTGCAAGGTAAGGTACGAGTAGTAGCAGACGGGGTTTTTTAAGTTGCATCCCGCATAACCGTATCAGTCAACGATGTTTTAAAACTTTCGACAGTGAGTTGACCGTCTTGGACACGCAGACGTAAAAGCGAAGTGGGATCGGGTGGAAGCCCCGAACTTATAAAAAGAACCTGACACACACCGTGTTCAGGACGTTAGTCATTGGAGAGAAGAGTGCAAATCATTGATAACCGTGCGTTACTGCTGAAGGTACGCAATCCCGACAGAATTACTACGGTGATTCCTAAGAGCAAAGTTTTGTCAGATGACGGGCAGATTGCCGAAGTCTTGGTGAATTGGGACTTGGAGGAGTCCATCGTCTTGAAGAACCTCAAGATCAAAGATGTTCCCTCGCCCATTAACGCTTCATACAACTGGCCCGGGCTGTATAAACCTTTCGCACACCAAAAAGTTACAGCGTCTTTCTTGACGATGCACCGGCGCTCGTTCTGTTTTAACGAACAGGGTACGGGCAAGACTGGCTCAGTGATTTGGGCATCGGACTACCTACTGTCAAAGCGCATCATCAAGCGTGTACTGGTGATCTGCCCACTGTCTATCATGGAGTCGGCATGGCGTAATGACTTGTTTAAGTTTGCTATGCACCGCAAGGTGGACACTGCCTATGGCAAACCGGAGAAGCGCAGGGAGATCATTGCAGGGGATGCTGAGTACGTCATCATCAACTATGACGGGGTAGAGATTGTTGCCACTGACATCATCAAGGGCGGCTTTGACCTCATTGTTATTGACGAGGCTAACGCCTATAAAAATCCCTCTACAAAACGTTGGAAGGTGTTGAACAACCTGATAAAGCCACACACTTGGTTGTGGATGCTGACGGGTACACCCGCATCACAGTCGCCACTGGATGCCTACGGGATTGCCAAGCTAGTGAACCCCGAAGGGATTCCACGCTTCTACGGGGGGTTTCGTGATCAGGTCATGCACAAGATCAGTCAGTTCAAGTGGGTGCCTAAGTTAGAGTCAGAGCAAGTTGTTCATAAGGCACTACAACCCGCAATACGTTTTACGAAGGAGCAGTGCTTGGACTTACCTGAGATGACTTACGTAACGCGAGACGTACCTCTTACTGCCCAACAGGAGAAATACTACGAGTTGCTACGTAAACGTCTCATCGTACAAGCCGCTGGCGAGGAGATCACTACAGTCAACGCCGCTGCGAATTTAAACAAACTCCTACAATTATCTGGTGGTGCGGTGTATTCAGATACAGGAGAAGTTATCCATTTTGATGCAAGCAATAGACTTGCAGTCTTACGTGAGGTGATCGAAGAGTCTAGCCACAAGGTGTTAGTGTTTGTGCCATACAGACATGCCATCGAGGTGGTTGCAGATGACCTACGTAAGCACGGGTACCCGACAGCCGTCATTCATGGCGGTGTGTCGGTGGGGAAACGATCAGAAATCTTTGACCGTTTTCAAACGAAAGATGACCTACAAGTACTGGTCATCCAACCACAAGCGGCCTCGCACGGGGTAACTTTGCATGCCGCCAACACCATCGTCTACTGGAGTCCAGTGATGTCAGTCGAGACCTATCTCCAAGCCAATGCGCGTGTTCACCGAGCGGGGCAAAAGAATCCCTCAGTGGTGGTGCACTTGCAAGGCAGTGGGGTAGAACGCCGAATGTACAAGATGCTAGAAAACAAGGTAGACATTCACAATCGCATGATCGACTTATACGGGGAAATACTTAGATGAAAAACTCTTGACATTGTAAAGTTTTAGGTTATTATCCATACACAAAACAAAAAGGAGAGAGCTATGACCGAGACAATATCGGTTGATAAACTCGTCGCCGTCTACATCAAGATGCGCGACAAACGTGCCGAACTTTTACGTTCATACGAAGAAGCTGACAGCACGGTAAAGACACAGATGGAAGTTGTGGAGACCAAGCTATTGGACATCTGCAAGGAGATCGGTGTTGATCGTCTTGGTAGCACTCACGGTACGGTAATGCGTACGGTGAAGACACGCTATTGGACAAGCGACTGGGAATCAATGCACAAGTTCATTTTGGAAAACAAGATGCCCGAACTGCTTGAACGCCGTATCAGTCAGACAACCATGAAACAACTGTTGGAAGAGAACCCCGAGCTTATGCCCATGGGTTTGAACACTGACAGCAAGTACAGCGTAACTATAAGGAGAACCACAAGTGGAACTTGAACAATCATTGACCGTGCCCGAAGTGGCAAAAATGTTGCGGATGTCACGTCAGACAATCTACAACATGGTCAAGTCGGGGGACATCCCCCATTTTAGAATAGGCAACAAAGTGCGTTTCAATCGCGCAGACCTTGATGCCTTAATGCAAACCAAAACTGTAACAACTGGAGAATCCAAATGAGCGAAATGACACTATTTTCTAAGGGCGGCAACACACTACCTGCCCACTTGAAGAACTTACAATTAGACGCAACCACAAAAGCCTTGATGGGCGGCAGTGGTAACGGCGGCGGTAAGCGCATCTCCATTCGCGGCAACGTGTTCCGCATGATGGTTGATGGAAAAGAAATTGCACAGAACGAAGACCGTGCAATGAACATTATTATTGCGGCGGCAAACGCCAACGTATCGAGAACATTCTATGCAGGGACATATCAAGAAGGCCAAGCAATGGCACCCACATGTTGGTCAAACGATGGTGTCACACCCGACATCAAGTCTGAGCAACCACAAGCAAGCAAGTGCGCTTCATGCCAACAAAACATCAAAGGCTCCGGCCAAGGTGATTCCCGCGCATGCCGATTCACCCAACGCCTTGCCGTCCTCTTGGAGAACGATATTCGTGGAGACGTTTATCAACTGAGTCTCCCTGCACAGTCCATCTTTGGTGCGGCTGAGAATGGCAAGATGCCTTTGCAATCATACGCAAAGTTCTTAGGCAGTCATGGTTTGCCAGTGACGGCTGTTGTCACTGAAATGCGTTTTGATACCGCAAGTGCAACACCACGCCTGACGTTTAAGGCAGTGCGTCCTTTGAATGAAGAGGAGTTGGCAATGGCTCAAGACAAGGGTCAGTCTGCTGAAGCCAAATCTGCTATCGCCGCAACCGCCGCACAAATGGATGGTGCTACAAAAGCTGAATTCATACGCCCTACTGATATGGGCAAAATGCTTGATGTAGACGAAGCTAAAGCTATGGCGACTGTGAAAGCCACTAAAGCCGAAGTTGTTGAAGAAACAGCAGAGCCTACCAAACGCGCTAAGAAAGCCGCACCAAAAGATGTGGCTGACATCTTGGACGATTGGGCAGAAGAGTAATTGAATCGGGGGGAAAACCGTGCAATTTAGTTTGCGGACGAGCGGTCAGTACCCCCACCTAACAATATGAATAACAGAGGTTATTCCCGTAAATTTGTAGATGCCAATAATAAGGCAGACCCATTTCATGTGGGTGTGCAACTTGGACGCATTTGTATTCAACGTGACATTCCAGTACAGGATGTAGCTGAACATTTAGACGTATCACGTCAGGCCATTTACATGTGGTTCTTGGGGAAAGCACTGCCGCATCCTGAGAAACGCAAAGTATTATGGGAACTGCTTGACCGCCTAACGGCCAACGCCGCAACTTGATCCCGCGCCCATGGTCTATCGCCAGTAGATCGGAAGGCTTACCTGTCTGTAAAAGAGAAAACAATGACAACACGGAACCCCTTTCTCACATCTGTACTTGCCTCTGAAGGTTTGTACTGTGTGGTTGGATTGAAGAAGGGTGCGCCGAGGCAGACTTTTGTAGAAACGATTGATGAGATTGATGGAGTCGTAGATGGACTTATCTCGCAGGGGTTTGACGCATACTTTGGATGCGCTAAATATCTTTTGGAAGATGAAGGTCGCACAGCAAAGAACGCAAAATGGTTTAAGGCTTTTTGGCTTGACCTAGATTGTGGTGAAAACAAACCATACGATTCGCAAGCAACCGCATTGGATGCACTCAGAATATTTGTTAAAGCAACAGGGTTACCTCGACCCACTATTATTAACTCAGGACGTGGCATACACGTTTACTGGACGCTGAAAGAGACCATCGGTTACAACGATTGGAAACCAACAGCCGAAGCACTGAAGAAATTCTGTGCCTCATACAATCTGCTTGCTGACCCTGCGGTTACAGCGGATGCCGCACGAATACTGCGTATACCCGAGACGTTGAACTTCAAGGACAACCCGCCCAAGCCTGTATCTGTAATGGTCGAGTCGCAGCCGGTAGAGTTCACACGCTTCAAGACGTTGATAGGTGTAGAAGAAGAGGATGACGAGCCGAAAGGTTTGTTTGGTTCTGACGCACCACCACGCCGACCAATAGATGCAACGACCCGCGCCTTGATGGGTAATAGTGTGTCCCGTTTTGGGACTATCATGCGCAAGAGTGCCGAGGGTGATGGGTGCGCACAGCTACTGCGTATCTATAAAGAACAAGAGACCGTTGAGGAGCCGCTATGGAGAGCGGGTTTATCTATTGCGATCAACTGCGAAGACGGCGAGAAAGCGATTCATAAGATCAGCAATCAGCACCCTGAGTACGATCCACAAGAGACGTTCAACAAAGCACATGCACTACTGGAGAAGCCATACAAGTGCGCTACGTTTGCAAGCATTAACTCTGCACCGTGTAACGACTGCCCACACAAGGGTAAGATTACTTCACCGATTCAGATTGGTTCACGCATTGCCGAAGCCAAGGCAGAAGACAACATCGTTGTCATGCGCAACGCCATACTGGAAGAAGAAGTCACGGTTGAAATTCCTGACTACCCGTACCCATACTTTCGCGGCAAGAACGGCGGTGTGTACAAGCGGGGTTGGGGCAAAGATGAAAAGGGCGAGGATGAGAAAGATGAGTTGATCTACGAGTACGACTTCTACGTCGTGAAGCGGTTGACTGATCCTGACACAGGAGAATCTTTGTGGATGCGCTTACACATGCCCAAGGATGGAATCCGTGAATTCTCCGCGCCACTATCAAGCGTTTTATCTAAGGACAAGTTGCGGGAAGTCTTGGCATACCAAGGCGTAACTGCATACAACAAAAGATTGGATTTACTTATGGGTTACATCACCAAGTGGGTGCAAGAACTTCAGCACCTGACAGAAGCAGAAAAGGCACGTCAACAATTTGGTTGGCATGAAGACGATACCAAGTTCATCATTGGCAATCGTGAAGTCACAGCATCGGGCGTGAATTACAGTCCCTCATCTAATGCCACTGCGGAGATTGCTACCTACTACACCAAGAAAGGTACAGTTGCTGAGTGGAAGAAAGTCGCCAACATCTACGCCGCCGCAGGGAATGAGGTACGTGCGTTCACACTTTTTGCAGGGTTTGGCTCGGCGTTGTTTAAGTTCACCAAGCTCAACGGCTCAATCATTCACCTGACAAACAATGGCTCCGGTGTAGGTAAGACAACGATACAGCTTGCGGTCAACAGCATTTGGGGCAGACCGCTTGAACCCTTGATGAACCAAGAGGATAAGTACTTGGCACGTATGCACCGTATCGCAGTGCTTGGCAACCTACCCCCTACCATTGATGAGTTGACCAACATGGGAGACGAGGAAGTCAGTGCAATGGCGTACGCTATTACGCACGGTCGAGGCCGTAACCGCATGCAGTCACAGTCTAATGCTGAACGTAGTAATTCACTGCGCTGGAATTCCATTGCGATTACATCAGGCAACAAGAGTTTGTACGATCAGTTGTATAACCTCAAAGATTTTCCGGAGGGCGAACTGATGCGGGTACTGGAGTTTGCAGTTGCCAAGAACGACACCCTGAGTAAGGCTGAGTCTGATGCGATGTTCAACCCCATGTACGAGAACTATGGTGTAGCCGGAGAAATCTTTATCCGTTACGTGATTGCTAACTTACCGGAAGTTCAGCGTCTATTGAATGCGATTCAGCGCAAGTTTGACAAGGCCGCAGGGTTCACACAACGTGAACGCTTTTGGTCTGCGACAGCGGCATGCGCACTGACATCCGGCATCATTGCCAAGAAGTTAGGTCTGCACGACATTGATGTATCCGCAGTCTACAAGTGGGCAGTAGAAACTTTAGGCACCATGCGCATTGAAGTCCGCGCTGATAGCATGACACCACTGAGCCGCATCGGTATGTTCTTGAACGAAAAGAACAACAACATGTTGATTGTTAAAAGCACGGTTGATAAACGGTCAGGTTTGTTTGAAGCCCCGATACGGGAACCCCGTGGAGAGTTGATGGCTCGCTACGAGCCGGATACTAAGATGTTGTTTATCTCCACCAAGGCACTGCGTGAGTGGTGTAGTGAGAATCAAATATCCTATAAGATGGTGTGCGCTGATCTACAAAAGGCTAAGATCATCAAAGGTATTATTAAGAAAAGCATGTCCAAAGGTTCTGATATGACCACACCTTCAGTGTTTGCATTGATGATTGACTGCGCTGTTGCTACTGACCTTGATCCGGAAGTAGAAACTATTACTCATGACGATAACGGCTGATACTGTACCAGTTGCTATAGAATGGCATAAGTTTGTAGTTGGTAGCTCTTTCTACATACCATGCCTAGACCGTCAGGGTATTGCAGACCAAATAGCCGCCTCCGCTAAAGAGCGCGGCATGAAGATCAAGTTCCGTTTTGTTTTGGAAAGAGGCACCCAAGGAGTGAGATTCTGGCGAATCACTTAACAATGTGCTAGAGTTCGCCCTAGCAACTTGTTACTC